TTGACAGCTGCTGGTATTCGTCGCACAATTCAGCGTCTTGACGATAGCGATGTTCCTATGGACAATCGTTTCTTCATTATTCCTCCAAACGTGCGTAACACTATCCTCGGTTTGACTGAGTTCACAACCTTCAACAGCGTTGGTGAAGCAGGTACAGCTAACAGCATCCGTAACGGTATGATTGGTGACATCTACGGTGTTCCAGTCTATGTTACATCCAATGCTGGTTCTGCTAAGTCAGCCGCTGATGGTTCTGGCACTACTCTTGGTCGTGTGTGCGTAATGGCTCACAAAGACTCTATGGTGTTGGTGGAGCAAGTTGGTGTCCGTTCACAGACTCAGTACAAACAAGAGTACCTCGGTACATTGTTCACAGCTGATACATTGTACGGCTGCGCTGAGTTGCGTAACTACGGTGGCGTTGCCCTCGTCGTTCCAGCTTAATAGCTAACTAGGTTCCCTCTCACAAGGAGGGAGCCTTTTTAATGTGCTAAGGGTAGTACATCAGAAAGGTTAACAAAATGAAATTTAAATGTAATCAATCAGGTAACACAATCGAGTTCTTCCAAGAGCATGAGATTGCTGAAATGCGTAAACATGGAGGCTACACTGAGGTAGTTGAAGCTCCAGTTGTACAAGAAGAAGCTCCTGTAAAATCAACCAAAAAATCTAAGGTAACAGCAGATGAAACCAGTATCAGTGGGGACGATTCTAACAGCAGCAACTAAGACTACGGTCTACACAGTTCCTACAGGTTACTATGCTAAGTGGGTTCTATGTTATGTTGTTAACACCACAGGCAACAATAAAGCTATTGATGCTATCTGGTATGACGCTAGTATAGCTACTGAGATCCATGTCTTAGACCAATACGTACTAAGCCCTACACAGTTTATCAAGTTTAATGATGGTGCTTTTGTAGTGCTTGAAGAGGGTGATCAGGTACGATTAGAGTCAGAGTCTGGCTCAACAATGAATACTATTAATACATTTGAGCTATACAGAAAAGGTGAATAATAATGGCAGTCTCTACACAGGATATTGTTAATTTCCTAAAAGCTAATCCCGGTATGAATGATACTGCCATTGCTAAAGCTATGGAGCAATATGGTATTACCCCTGCTCAAATGGCTCAGGCAACTGGTTTGTCTGAAGGTCAGGTAGTTTCACGTATAGCTGCTACAATTCCTTATGGACAAGCTAAACTTTTAGGAGATACGTGGGTTCAACCAAACTATCAAGTTACAGGTTCTGGTGAGAATCAGCAAATTGGCGGTATTGAGAGCATTCAAGTTTATAAAACTAAGGGTGGCTTAAACGATACAGTTCCTGTTGGCACAACACTTCAAAACTATTCACCAACAGGTGAGTTTGTAGGCACAGGAAAAACTCAAAAAGTTGATAATGGTTTAAAAGAATTTGCCATTGGTTCTGCTTTATTGTTTGGTGGTTTAGGTGGAGGCTTTGATAGTCTTTTTGGTGGTGGCACAGGAGCTGCTAGTACAGGAGCTGCTAGTACAGGTGCAGTTGGTACAGGTACTGGCTTGACTGGAACAAGCTTGACCGGAACAGGTTTATCTGGTACTGGAATCACAGGTACAGCAGGTAGTTTAACAGGTGCTTCAGGACTCGGTAGTAGTTTAGGAACTGGTATTACAGGTAGTGCTGGTAGTTTAGCTGGTACTGCAGGACTTGGCAGTAGTTTAGGAACTGGTTTAACTGTTGGCGGTGGATTAACAGGTACTGGAGTATTAGCAGGTTCTACACTTGGTACTTCACTACTTGGTACAGGCGTAGGTTTGGCTGGTTTGACAGGCACAGGTATCCTTACAGGTTCTGAGCTTGGCACAGGTTTGCTAGGAACAACAGGCACAACAGGATTGACAGGCACAGGTATTCTTACAGGTTCTGACTTAGGCACTCAATTGTTGGGAACAGGAACTAATACAGCAGCCACTGTAGGTGGAGTTACAGGACTAACAAATGCAGCTAATGTAGGTGCTGGTGCTTTAAATACTGGTGTTACAACAGGTATCACAGGTTTAGGTAACGGTGCTCTGACAACAGGAGTAACCGGAGAAGGTGCAACAGGCCTAACAACTACTGGCACTGGCATAACAGGCACAGATAGTTTAACTTCTACTCTTGGTGGACTTACACCAGCTCAATTAACTAGTCTTCTTCAGGCTGGTCTTAGTTTAGGTGCGATTACAGGTCTTGTAAATAATTCAACTAACGGCACTGGAACAACAACTACAACAGCTACACCAACTCAAGGTGTACCTTCTAATACTCAAGGCTATTATAACGCTATCCAGCAAAGTTATAATCAGATGATGCCTAATGCTCCTAGAGATGTTATGACACCTCTTCAGCAGTGGTATTCAGGTGAGTTTAGCCCTTCATCAGGTTATTCTGTGTCTAGTATGTTTAAGAATGAGCTACCATCTGCTCAAACTGCTCAAGCTACTCAACCACAGCAACAACAGAACGCACTGGCAACTGCTTTAGCAGCCTTACAAAAACAACAACAACAATCACAAGGTTCTTCATTACCTACTAATACAGCAGTACCTACTACTCCAGTTACTCCTGCAGCTGTAGTACCTCCTGTAATCTCAACACCTGCTGTAAGCACTCCTGCAACTACAGACGGTATGATGAGTGGTAATGCAATGACTCCACAGGCTCAAGTGGCAGCTTTGTTAAACAACCCTAACTTACAAGATCTACCACAAGCAGCTGTTAATGCTATTTCACAGGCTATTAATGAACCTCGTGCATATGAGGATGTTGTAAGTCAAGGTTCTGTTAATACCATAGACTTGTCTACGCTTACACCAGCAATGCAGAAAGCTTACGACATATATCAACAATCTCAAATCTTAGGTGTACCTAGTTCTGTGGCTAACGCAGCCTATAAAGCAGCTGGTGTAGACCCAACTAACCCTACAGGCTTCTTTGCTAATCTTGGCTTGCAAGCTGATATGCCAACTCAAGAGGCACTTGCTAAGTATGCTCCTGCAGCTTTGAGTGAGTTTGCTAAGACAGGTTCAGGAGGTTTAACATTTACAGTTGATCCTAATACTGTTCCTAAAGACTATACATTATCTGCCAGATACTGATTATCATTAAGAGGATCAAATGACAACAATCATTACAAAGAATAGCAGTACATCATCTGCTACACCTGCAGCAGGAGATCTAACTAAGGGTGAGTTAGCTGTTAACGTCACCGATAAGAAACTGTACACTAAAGACAACTCAGGTACAGTTGTTAAATTGGTAGGTTCTTTAGGTAATCAAGAGGCTTCAGCAGCTGCAATTACAGGTGGTACATCAGCTGGTGTAGCTATCACTGGTGGTACTATCAATAATACACCTATTGGTGGTACTACAGCTGCAGCAGTTACAGGCACTACAGTTACAGCTAATACAGGCTTTGTAGGAGCTTTGACAGGTGCTGTGACTGGTAACGTAACTGGTAACTTGACAGGTAACGTAACAGGTAATGTCACAGGTAACTTGACAGGTAACGTAACAGCATCCTCAGGTAGTTCAACCTTTAACAATGTAACTATTAATGGTACATTGGACATGGATGCAGCTTCCTCAGCTACCATTACTAACCTTCCAAACCCTACTAACTCAGGTGATGCAGCTAACAAGGCCTATGTGGATTCAGCCGTTGCAGCTGTTGTCGATGGTGCTCCAGCAGCCTTAGACACCCTGAATGAGCTTGCAGCAGCCTTGAATGATGATGCTTCATTCTCAACAACTGTAACTAATAGTATTGCAGCTAAGCTTCCTTTAGCTGGTGGCACTATGAGTGGCAACATTGCCATGGGTACTAACAAGGTGACTGGTCTTGGTACTCCTTCATCAAGTACAGATGCAGCTACTAAAGGCTATGTAGACACTGTTGGTGATGCTAAGTTAGCCTTGGCAGGTGGAACTATGACAGGTAACATTGTCATGGGATCTAACAAGGTTACATCTACAGCTACACCTTCAGCTGATGATGACTTGACTCGTAAGGCTTACGTTGACAGTATCCTTGGTAGTGCAACATCTGCAGCTACATCAGCTTCAGCAGCGGCTACATCAGCAACCAACGCAAGTAACTCAGCCTCGGCAGCTTCTACAAGTGCATCTAATGCCTCAGCAAGTGCCTCAGCAGCTGCATCATCTTATGATAGCTTTGATGATCGCTACTTAGGTTCTAAAACATCAGCTCCTTCAGTTGACAATGATGGTAACTCATTGTTGACAGGTGCTTTGTATTGGAACTCTACAGGTAGCCAACTGTATGTCTGGTCTGGTTCAGCATGGACTCAAGCTGCATTTACAGCTGGCTCCTTTGCAACTTTAACAGGCACTGAAACACTTACTAATAAAACTATTGCTTACGGCAGTAACACACTTACTGATGTAGTAGGTGTAACGGCAACACAAACACTTACTAACAAGACTCTTACTACTCCTGTCTTAACTAACCCAACAGTAACCAACTATGTAGAGACTCCTTACTCTGCTAATAGTTCTACTGCTATCACCATTGCTCTGACTAACGGAACAGTACAGATTATTACCCTGACTGGTAACGCTACTATCACGATGCCAACAGCAACAAGTGGTAAGTCTTTCATCATGTACTTGAAACAAGATGGGACAGGCTCACGCACAGTAACTTGGTCAACAGTTAAGTGGGCTGGTGGTACTGCACCGACAATCACATCTACTGCAAGCAGACAAGACATTCTCAGTTTCTTTGCTGATGGCACAAACTGGTATGGTGTCGTTGTTGGTCAGAACTACACACCATAAGGACTGATAAATGTTTGCAGCATCAAGTAAAACAGCATCAGTCTCTGGTGGCTATCAAATCTCACGCAGTTTGCGCTTTAACAGCGCAGACACGGCATATTTAAGCCGTACTCCTGCAAGTGCGGGGAATCGTAAGACTTGGACATGGAGTGTATGGATTAAGCGTGGAAAAGTTGTAGCAGATGCCGATTGGCGATTGCTTGAAAGCAGACCTGATTCTGGTACATATACCATTTTTGACATTATAAATACTGGTTCAGGAACATATCCTAATACATTTAGATTTATAGACAATAATGGTTCAACTGTACAAACAACAGCGGTTTTCCGTGACCCATCCGCTTGGTATCACATTGTTCTTGCAGTTGATACAACTCAGGCTACTGCATCCAATCGCATAAAAATTTATGTAAATAATGTACAAATAACATCTTTTGTTGCAAGTACATATCCAACACAAAACTTGGATATGCAAATTAACACAACGAATGAACAAGTTATTGGTCGTGACCCCACAAGTGGCGGTTCTGCTTATTATGATGGATTAATTACTGAGACTTATCTAATTGATGGTTCTCAGTTAACCCCATCATCATTCGGTGAAACCAACGCACAAACAGGCGTATGGCAACCTAAAGCCTACTCAGGCTCATACGGCACTAACGGCTTCTATCTAAACTTCTCAGACAACAGCAACACAACTGCCGCTACATTGGGTAAAGACTACTCAGGTAACGGCAACAACTGGACACCTAATAACTTTAGCGTAACTGCTGGTGCGGGTAATGACTCTCTTGTTGATTCACCAACATCGTATGGAACTGATACTGGTGTGGGTGGGACTGTGCGGGGGAATTACGCCACATGGAATGCAATTTTGCAAACCCTTGGTGGAACAGCAAGCACATACACAAATGGAAACCTTGTTGCATCATCATCAAATAGCAATTGGGTACTTGGAACAATTCGTATAAACGATGCCAAGTATTATTTTGAACTTGTACCTGACTCTGCCGCATCAGGTCTTTATCTTGGAATAAACAGCACCACAGATGTTCGCATTGCGGCTTATAGTGGAGGTATTGAGGCAAGCCCCGCTGGTGGTTCTAATCAAGGAAGTCTTGCTTCTTGGTCTAATGGTGATGTTATTGGTGTTGCGGTTGATGGCCCTAATAAAACAGTACAGTTTTATCGCAATGGCTCAACATACGGCACATTGGTTACATACACCACAGCATTAGATTTATGGGCTTTTGCTCGTAATGGTGGTGCAGGTTCTTCTCAAGTTACTGCCAACTTTGGTCAACGCCCATTTGCCTACACAGCCCCAAGTGGCTTCAAAGCACTTTGCACACAGAATTTGTCTGCTGGAACAATTACAACAAGCGGAACATTTACTGGAAATGGAAGTACAGATGGGCCTTTTGTGTATTTGAATGGTGTTCCAACAGCAATGACAATTAACGGTAACGCTGTGACTTTTGCTACTCATGCTGACAAACTTTCCAATGGATTTAAAGTTCGTAGTTCTAGTTCCTCCTATAACAATAGCGGAGCATCCAATACTTACTCAATCACAACAACAAGCGATAAATTTAAATACGCTTTGGCTCAACCAAACCCATAAGAGGCTTATATGTATGTAATTCTTGAAAACAATGAAGTAAAGCAAGTTGGTCATCTTTACACTTTATTCCCAAACACATCTAATCCAACACATGAGTTTGCACTTGAAAACGGTGCTGTTGAATTGGTTGAAGGTGAGCAAAAAGACCAACGCTTCTATTGGGTAACATTTGACAAGTATGAAGTAACTGGCAATGTCGTTACTCGCACTTATGTCAATACTCCAAAGGCTTTGGAGGATGTGACTCAGCTTCCCGAAGGAAGCGTTGAAACACCTGAAGGTCAGACTGAGCCTGTCACGACTAAGGGCTTGAAGTCAACTTGGATTGCTCAAATCAAGGCTGCTGCTAACTCACAACTGGCATCTACAGACTGGATGGTCATTCGTAAGGCAGAGCGTGATGTAGCTATTCCTGCTGAAGTAATTGCTGAACGAGCAGCCATTATTGCTGACTGTACAGCTAAGGAAGCAGCTATTACTGCTGCTACTACTATGGAAGAATTCATCAATGTTGTTGCTCCTGTGACTACAGGTGAGCCATGAAAGATGAAGTCACTCACGAACACATCTATGATCGACTAATAGCTGTAGAGGCTAAGGTTGATAACATAGAGAAGAATACACAAGAGGTTGTTCAAGCCTTCAACGCAGCTCAAGGTGCTTTTCAAGTCCTTGAGTGGATCGCTAAAGCTGTAAAACCTATCATTGTTATAGGTGCTTTCTTTGGAGCTATTTGGTTAGCATTAGACAACAGATTTCATGGAGTTAAATAAATTATGAATATGCCTACACGTGGTCAACGTACAGCTAAGAACAAGATGAAGAAAGTTATAGGTGAGTACAAAGAAGGTACTCTCCACAGTGGTAAAGGTGGCCCTGTGGTGAAATCCCGTAAACAAGCCATTGCAATTGCTATGAGCGAGGCTGAGCAAGCTAAAAAGAAGGCTAAAAAGAAATGAAGCAAGGCCTATACGCTAATATTAATGCTAAGCAAGCACGTATTAAAGCTGGCTCTAAAGAGAGAATGCGTAAGGTAGGATCTAAAGGTGCACCTACAGAGGCTGACTTTAAAGCTGCAGCTAAGACAGCTAAGAAACCTAAGAAAAAGTAATAAAACTATTGACATTTACTTTAAAGTATGGTATTATAGTACTACAGAGATATAAGGAATAACATTAATGGCTACGACTTATTTACAGTTGGTGAATAACGTCCTTACACGTTTAAGGGAGACTGAAGTATCGTCAGTAGGTGATACTCCTTATAGTTCCCTGATAGGTGTGTTCGTTAACGATGCCAAGAGAGAGATTGAGGATGCCCTTGACTGGAATGTCCTTACACAGACTATTGTATTATCTACGGTAGCAGGTACTCGTAACTATACATTGACAGGCTCAGGTCAACGTTTCCGCACTGTTGATGTACTGAATGACACTGAAGATGTACCAATGAGACAAGTACCTACTAACTGGATGAACAGACAGTATTACTTAGGTACAACTCAAAATGCAGCTCCGGTGTATTACAACTACAACGGTATCTCCGGTGATGACACTCAGGTAGATGTATGGCCTCAGCCTGATGGTGTCTATTCACTACGCTTTGAGTTAGTTATCCCTCAAGCTGATTTATCTGCAAATGCTGATGCTTTGTTAGTACCTCATCATTTGGTACAGATGTTAGCCTACGCTAAAGCTATCGGTGAGCGAGGTGAAGATGGAGGTTCAGCCTTCAGTGAGGTTTACCAGCAATATCGTTTAGCTTTGGCAGATGCTGTAGCTATTGAGCGTAATCGCTACGATGAAGAAACTACTTGGGTGGGTATCTAATGGTTGCTAAACTTTTAACCACTACAGTAGCAGCTCCGGGCTTTATGGGGCTGAATACACAGGATAGTTCAGTCTCTTTAGAGGCTGGCTATGCTACTGTGGCTAATAACTGTGTGATTGATAAGTTTGGACGTATTGGTGCTCGTAAAGGATGGACTACATCTCATGCGTATAACAGTGCTTTAGATGTTTCTAACGTCAAAGCTATCGGTGAGTTGATTGATAACTCAGGCAACTCATACATTATTGCAGCTGGTAACAATAAACTATTCAAACTTTCAGGTACGACACTATCACAACTGACCTATGGAGGTGGTGGTACAGCTCCTACCATTACAGACGATAACTGGCAGATGGCTCCTTTGAACGGAGTATTGTACCTCTATCAGGCTGGGCACGATCCTCTAGTGTTCGATCCTACGGTCAGTTCAACTACATACAGACGAGTATCTGAGAAGACTGGTTACTTAGGAACTGTATCTAGTAACAATTGTGTAATCAGTGCTTATGGTCGTACATGGAGTGCTAATAACTCAACAGTTAAGAGCACTGTACAGTTCTCAGATTTACTTTCAGGTCATGTCTTGAATACAGGTACTTCAGGTACTTTAGATGTATCTCAAGTGTGGCCTAACGGTGCAGATGAGATCATAGCTTTAGCAGCTCACAATAACTTCTTAATCATCTTTGGACGTAGGCAGATCTTGATCTATTCCAATGCTACAGATCCTAATAATCTTACATTGTCAGATGCCATTACAGGTATTGGCTGTGTAGCTAGGGACTCAGTAGTAGCTACAGGTGGTGATGTAATCTTCTTGTCTGACTCAGGTGTACGTTCACTAATGCGTACCATTCAAGAGAAGTCAGCTCCAATGCGAGACATCAGTGCCAATGTACGTGATGACTTAGTGTTAGAAGTTAGCTTAGAAGATGCTGATGAGATCAAGGCTGTGTATTCAGATAAGGAAGCTTTCTATCTGTTGTCTCTACCAGCTCGTCAATTAGTTTATTGTTTTGACATGAGAGCACCTCTACCTAATGGAGCTAATCGTGTAACAACATGGGATGGCTTAGTACCGTATGCTTTGAAGTACACACGTAGTAAAGACTTACTAATTGGTAAGGCTGGTTACATAGGTAAGTATGAAGGCTACAAAGATAATGCTAACTCATACTTGATGAGGTACTACACTAACTACTTTGACTTCCAGTCACCTACTGTGATTAAGATTATGAAGAAAGTAGGTGTAACGATTATCGGAGGTCAAGGTTATCCAGTTACACTTAAGTTTGGCTTCGATTACAGTGACATTTTAAACCTTAGACAGTTTAGTCTAAATAATGCTGCAATAGCTGAATACAACATAGCTGAGTTTAATGAAGCTGAATATGGTGGATCAGCCTTCGATAATAAGATTATTAACATTGGTGGATCAGGTAAGGTTATTCAACTAGGTTTTGAAACCACAGTATTTAATAAATCAATATCCATTCAGAAACTTGATGTCTACGTTAAGACAGGGAAGACAAGATGAGTAATTATACAAAAGCTACTAACTTTGCAGTAAAGGATAGCCTATCAACAGGTAATCCTTCAAAGATCATTAAAGGTACAGAAGTTAACACTGAGTTTGATAACATTCAATCAGCAGTTAACTCTAAACCTGATGCTAATAATGCAGCATTAACAGGAACAGCCACTGCAGTTAACCTTACTGTCTCTGGTACATTTACAGCAACCGTTGACGGAGGTACATACTAATGGCTAGTCCTATTCCTACTGATTACACAAGCTTAATTGCTCCTCTTTTGAGCACTGCAGGTAGTATATACTCTGCTAATCAAGCTGCTAATGCTACTACCAACGCTGCTAATACAGCTGCTCAAGCTGCACAGTTCAGACCTGTAGGAGTTACCACTCGCTTTGGTAGGTCAGGGTTTAACTATGATCCTGCAACAGGTCAGATGATCGGTGCAGGTTATCAAGTTGCTCCTGATGTTGCAGCTATGCGTGAAGGCTTGCTTGGCATGGCTGGTACTGGCTTAGGTCAAGCTCAAGCTGTACAAGCATTCCAACCTCAGGTTAATACTGCAGCTCAAGGTTTGTTTAACTTAGGTCAGAGCTATGTAGGACAAAATCCTCAGCAAGTAGCTCAGAACTATCTGACTCAACAGCAACAACTGTTAGCTCCAAGTCGTGAACAGACACTAGCTAATCTGACTAATCAACAGCAACAGCAAGGTCGTTTAGGTCTAGCTACTGGAGGTACTTCAGCAGGTTACACTACAGGTGCTCCCGGCTTGCAAGCTACTAATCCTCAGATGGCTGCATACTACAATGCTATGGCTCAGCAGGATGCTCAGTTGGCTGCTCAAGCACAACAAGCTGGTCAGCAACAAGTTACATTCGGTCAAGGCTTGATGACTGGTGGTCTAGGCTTGTCAGGTGCTGGTTACAACTTGCAGAACACTGCTTTGTCTCCATACACTAACTACATGGCAGGTGCTACAGGAATTGAGAACCAAGGCTTGAATGCTATGACACAAGGATCAGCTCTGGGATCAGCTATCACAGCAGGTTCTACAAATGCAGCTAACTTACAGAATCAAGCAGCACAACAAGCAGCTCAGTTACAACTTGCACGTAACAACGCTGTAGTAGGTGGTTTGACAGATCCTATTAGTCAGTTGATTGGTAGTTTAACAGGTACACCAGCAACTTCTACAGCTAACACTAATGCAGTGCTAAATCCTTACTTTACACCTCTTAAACCAGCTTAATAAGGAATAATATGGCTACACAAGGAATTCAAGGTTTATTTGGAGGCATGGGTACTCCTGAGGAAATGCAACGTCAAGCTGTGGAACAGAAAGCTTTGCAGTTTTCTCAGATGACTCCTCAGCAACAACTGTCTTATAACATCTTTAAGAACACAGGTAACTTAGGTCGTGGTTTAGCTGGTGCTATGGGTGTTGATGTACAAGATCCTGCTGTACGTCAAGCTACTATGCTTCGTCAATTGGCTATGCAATATGACACTAATACTCCTGAAGGTTTGAAGCAAATGGCTGCAGCCTTGCAAGGAACTAATCCTGAACTTGGTATGAAGGTTATGCAACAAGCTCAGGTAATGGAAGAGCAAATGGCTAAGACACAAGGTGCTAAAGCTGAAGCTCAGAAGAAAGAACTATCAGTACAACAAGAAGCTGCTTTGCGTAATGAATTAGCTGCTCTTGGTGCTGATGCAACTCAAGATGATATTCTTAAAGTTGTAACTAAGTATGGATCTGCTGATAAAGTCATGTCTGTACTACAATCAGCTGCTGATAAAGCTACTCAACGTGAACAAGCTTTACAGATGCAACGTGAACGTCTAGATGCACAGATAGAAGCTGCTAAAGAGCGTGGAGCTACAGCTAAAGAGATTGCTCAAATGCGTATTGATTCACAGCAGCAGATTGCTGGAATGATGGCAAGTATTCGTCAGCAAGGAATAGAGGATAGACGTGCTCAAGCTGAAGACAAGAAGAATGAGAAAGCAGCCAAAGAAGACGCTCAAAAACAAGGTGTAATAGCTTCCTTTGATAGTTCTTTAGAGACTCTTAGTCGCCTTGCTTCTCATCCCGGTAAATCAAGTGCTGTGGGCTTTGGAGGTACAACTTCATCAATGATTCCCGGCACTAATGCTGCAGGTTTTGCTGCACAACTAGAGACATTTAAAGCTCAGACTTTCCTACCACAAGTGCAAAATCTTAAAGGTATGGGTGCATTGTCAGACGCTGAAGGTAAGAGATTGACAGCTGCTGTTGGTGCTTTAGACCAGAAGATGAAACCTGCTGAATTTGATGCTCAGTTGAAGATTATTGAGAATGATCTTAGAAAAGCTCGTGCTCGTGTTACTAATGCTGGTACTGCTGGAACACCTCCTTTTGCACCTAAACCAACTAAACGATTCAACCCTGCAACAGGCCAGCTTGAAGCTATTTAAGGATACTTATGCCACAGTATATTGAGTTTAATGGAGAGACTGTAGAATTTCCTGATGGTATGTCTGATGCTCAAATTGTAGCAGCATTGAAAGGTACTAAAGCTACCACAGCTCCTGCTCCACAGCGTAGTATGGGACAAGAGCTAAGCAGACAAGCTGGTCTTACAGGTCGTGCTATTGTTGAAGGTGTATCAGCCCCTGTTAATGCTGTAGCTGACTTCTTGAGTGGTGCATATAATGTAGGAGCTAATTTGTTAGGCTCTGAAAGTCGTATGCCTTCTATGTCTCAAGCTCAAAGTCAAGCACTCACTAAGTTAGGTGTTCCAACCCCTGAGACAGGACTTGAAAGAGCTGTACAAGCTGGTACTCAAGCTATGACAGGTACAGGCTCTCAAGCTGCTATTGCTAAGAATCTTGGTCAGGTTGCTGCACCTCTAACGCAGAACCTAGCTCAACAAGTTCCTGTGTCTGGTATTGCAGGTATGGCTTCACAGGCTATGGCTGAAAAGACTAAGGCTGAAACTGATAGTGATGTAGGTGCTACAGTGATGGGTATACTTGCAGGTACTATTGCAGGTGGTGTTACAGGAAAAACTATTAGCGGTGCTCAGAATATAGGTGCTAAACCTTCTCCAGTATTGACCATTAACGATGTTAAGCAACGTGCTCAGCGTTCTTATACAAATATGGAAGATCAAGGTGTCTATGTTAAGCCTAAGAGTGTATTAGATATGCTTAACAATACGGAAGAAAGTTTAGTTAATGCTAACTTTAATCCTAAGATGGATACTCATAAGCCAGTAGCTCAATTGCTTGAACAACTACGTGACATGACAGGTACTCAGCGAGTATCTTTTACTAAGCTTGAGCAAATGCGTTCAGCTGCTACAGATCTTAAAACAGCTAAAGATTCTGCTACCCGTAAGTTTGCAGGTCAAGTTGTAACTAAGATTGATGATTATCTAAGTACTTTAGGAGCTAAAGATGTTATTGCAGCTAAAGGCGATGTTGGTAAGGCAGTTGAAAGCGTACAGAATGCTCGTAAAGACTGGAGAAACTTATCTCGTGCTTCTATACTTGAAGATGCTCTCAATACTGCAGAGGCTAAAGCAATTGATCCTAAAGCTTCTGAAGGTGAATTGATCCGTAGACAATTGATCAACCTTGCAGCTGATAAAGACAAGATGAAGTCATTTTCAACTCGTGAACAGAATGCAATTAAGAGTGTCGCAGCTGGCGGTACTACAGATCCTTTGTTATCCTTGATTGCTAGATTCAATCCTCAGCGTAGCCAGATCACAGCAGGTGCTTTAGGTGCTGGCGCATTGGCTAACCCAGTAGCTGCTGGAGGTACTGCTGCTGCAGGTTTCACAGCGGATAAATTACAGAGTTTACTACGTAGAAAACAAACTGAAGGTCTTATCTCTAATCTACTAACTGGAAATACTCCTGAGCCAGCTCCTAATGTTGCATGGCGAGGATTGTTGTCTAGTATTCCTAAAGAACAGCAACAGTAAAGGACTATAAATGATCGACCCCATAGCAGCTCTGGACGGGCTACAAAAAGCAATAGGGATGGTCAAAAAGGCAAGCAAGGTAGCCAACGATATCGGTGGTCTTGCTCCTATGATCGGTAAGATGTTTGATGCTAAGAGCCAAGCTACCAAGGCTATGCTCGAAGCTAAACGGGAGAAGAAAGGCTCCAACATGGGAGCTGCTCTTCAGATTGAGATGGCTCTCGAACAAGCAAGAGCCTTTGAAGAGGAGCTTAAGATGCTCTTCATGCAGACAGGTAAGATTGATGTCTGGAATAAGATCAAGGCTCGTCAAGCTGAGATGGACAGAGACGATGCTAAAGAGATTGCAGCTCTGAAGGCTGAAGAGAAACGTCTTAAAGCTGAAGAGGAAGAACAGATGACTTACCTGATAGCAGGACTAGCTATTGTGTTCTTCTTAGCAGCTATAGCTTTCGGTATCTCTGAAGTAGCTGATATGTGTGCTAAGACTAAGTGTGGGCGATAATCGTGAATGAGTACCAAAAGCAGTTTGATTTATTGCTAAGGATATTCGTTTATATGTTAGTAGCTTGGTGGTTCTTAGGTTTCCTTAAATTCTTACCTAATGATTTATCAGACAAGATTGTAGCACTTTTACTGGGAAAGATTGGGCTATGAGAATAAATAACTATCAAAGTAATGCTCAAATGCTTAGAGAATCACAGCGTGTGTTACATCAGCAGTATCTAGATGAGATGAAGAAGTTAAATCTTCAAGTTGATTATAGAAAGAAAGTAGAACACATTAAAGCTCAGTGGGTAACTCCTACTTCTGTGGATGTATATGTATAAATATTTATTAATACCCTTACTGTTCCTGATAACAGGTTGTGAAGACAGATATAGATACTACTGTCAAAACCCTGATAACTTCCATGCTGAACAGTGTCAGAAACCTAGATGTCAGTTTACTCAAACCTGTCCTGAGTACCTAGTAGCACCTATATTGGAGAAACAAATTGATCAACAGTCAAAACAACAACCCCAAGCCCAAACTAAGCCCTGAAGAGATTGAGGTACGTGTCTGGGGATTCGTTGTTATTGCTATCACTGTTATCCTCTTCGGTATTGTCTTTGCACTCCTATACTCAGTCACCTTTGTGACACAGCCTATTAAGTCAATGGCTCCTATCGACCAAGCATACACCAAGATGCTTAACGATATTGTCTTGTTGATTGTAGGTGGTATCGGTGGTATTGTCGGTAAGAGAGCTGTTAACTCAGCTACCAATGCCTTTAAGCCTCCACAGCCACCTATGATGACAGGTCAACAACCATGTGTAGGCAGTAGTTATGTCTCACCACAGTCAGCCTATGGTCTACCAAGTCAACCATTTGGTGCAATGCCAGTGTGGAAGAATCCTGAGCTAGATGAATCTTGGACTCCCGGCCCTCCACCTACAACTCCTCCTGAGCACTTAGAGGATGATGAGGATAGAGCTGAGATAGCTGAGGCTAGGAAGGAAGCTGACTGATGTTACCAATACCTCTACCGTGGATCATTATAGGTGCAATGGTGTCTCTATTCACCACGTATCAAGTTGGTCATCATTATGGTTGGCTTGAGCGTGATCAAGAGATGCAAATTGAGATAGCTAAGAAGAATGATGAAGCTCGTGAACTTGAGAAGAACATGACTTCTAAGTTAGCTGATAAAGAAACTGCATTGAGAAAGGCTAATAATGAAATATCTAAGAAACAGTCTGCTATGCGTGAGCTTGTTAACACTGGCAGGATGCGCCTCCCCACCTCCAGTTGTGTACAAGCCAGCCCAAGTGCCAGACCTACCACAGGAGATAGCAGAGACGAGCCAAGCGAACTTGAGCGACAGACTATTAACACTCTTATCGACCTCGTTGCCGAAGGAGACAAAGCCATCACCAAACACGCAGCCTGTGTCGCAGCCTACAACGAAGTAAGGGAATCTATCAATGGTAAACGCTGATCAATTACGACAACTTAAGATTGATCCTAACTTAGTCGATCCATTTAATGAGACTTTTCAAAGGTTTGGTATCTTAACACCAGCTCAGCAAGCTTCATGGATTGGTCAATGTGGTCATGAGTGCGGTAACTTTAGGATCATGGAGGAGAACCTTAACTATAGAGCACCTACACTGCTTAAGCTCTTCCCTAAGACACCTAAGCGTCAGTGGGGCTTCACTCCTGAGGAGGCTGCAGCTTATGAGAAGCAACCTCAAAAGATTGCCAATAGGATCTACTCTAATCGTATGGGTAATCGTGATGAAGCTTCTGGGGATGGGTTCAGGTTCCGTGGATCCGGATTTCTTCAGCTGACTGGTCATAGCAACTTCTATCACGCAGGTCAAGCCTTAGGAGTTGACTTTGTGATGCAACCTGAGTTAGTTCGTACACCTATGTATGCAGCTCAAACAGCTGGATGGTTCTGGCAAACACATAAGCTTAACCAGTATGCCGATAAAGGTGACTTCCTAACAATGACTAAGCGTATCAATGGAGGTACGATTGGTCTTGAGGATCGAATAAAACATATTAACCATGCTCTACACGTACTGAGCTAATAGAAAAGCCCCTTAGGAGTGATCCTTTGGGGCTTTTTAGTTGGTTAATCCATTATGAATGCTACTGTAATGAATCCAATGTGTAGGTAGACAACAGGTACAGGGTCTTCGTGCATCTTCTCATCTTCATCCATGATGTACAGTTGATCAGCTTCTAAGCCAAACACTAGACCAGCTTTAGTTTCAAACTCTAGAGTCATGCAGCTTCTCCTTCAACGACCGTATAAGGTACTGTTCGTACTGTTGGAAATTGACTCATAAAGTCTTCCCTTGTGATGTCTCTACCTATGTTAATCTCTTTAAAAGGCTTACCCTCTTGTGAGAGAGTAGCCTTCAAAGATACACAAGCTGGACAGTTATCCTTTGTGTAAACTGTGATCATCAGATTTCACATCCGCCAGCAGCAGTACATGAGAGTGTCTGAGCACCTTCAACATTGTCTGTACGTTCAATGAATTTATCCCAGTCAATACCTAAAGGCATCTTAGACACCATGTCGTGATACTCAAACTCGTTCATGGACTCATAAGGAGCTTGTCGATATGTTCCTCCATCCATAGGCAAGAAACTAACACCTGTAATCTCATCAAAGTTATTCCACACCCAAGCTCCAACTTCAGGCCACTCATTCTCGTTCACTGAGATAGTCACTGAAGGCTTATGCTCACAGTAATGACGCTGGAACAACAACCACAGACGCAAGTGCTTAATAGCATTCAAGTCCTCACGCAGTACAGCACCTTTCTCAACTCGCATTGGGAAGCTGAACACTGTAGTACTGTCAGGCTTCATCACACACGGCTCAGCTGGGAATCCTTGAGACTTCAAGAAGTCAGTCAGAGGGTCTTTGTTATCAGAGCGTACACGACGAATAAAGTACTGACTGTGCTGAGGATGGATGCCACTAGCAGTGCCTGTAAGCTGAGAGACAGTGCCCTCTGGCTTAATTGCAGTAATGGCAGCACTACGGTTAATACCGATAGCGTCAGCCAACTCAGCGTTAGTATCAATAGCCACATTCTTCAGTCCTTCCAAGATAGCAGGTAACTCAGCATTATCAGGATCATTCAACAAGACATTATCCAAGATACCAGTCATAGACACACCCAACAAACGCTCCTCTTCAGTGTTTGTCTGCCACACCTTACGCAGGTACGGGAAGTGAGTCATCGTCGATTGAAAAGTCCCCAGAATAGTAGCCAAGCGCACTTTATTCCGTAGAGTATCCACACTATCGCTGCTCCGAACAATAACAGAAGACAGATTACAAAATTGATAAGGTCTAAGGATAATCTCACTGCAAGGATTTGTACCCCACTCTTTACCCAATTCCCTACGTCCACTCTTAGCTGCTTGAAGTTCACTTGCATAACGATTAAAGATACCTCGCTCTCCTGAGTGTGATTCATAGATGCTTGACCACTCACGCATGAACTTACCTACATCAGGCTTAACCTCATAGATGGCACTGTTGTTAGCCAAGGCACGTTGACCATTACCGTCCCACCAGTTACCAGCTTTAGCGTGAGCCATACGATCATCACTCAAGTCTGACAATGAGATCATAGCACTTCGACGCACTCCACCGACCACCACAACTTCGCCAACTTTGCAGAGGATGTCGTGAGCTTCCAAGCTTGTAAGTTTTCGTCCCGTAGCAGTCTTGAATTTACCAACAACATATTTGAACAGGTCGACAAGAGGTTCAGGGCCACTGGCACGTCCACCGAAGGTCTTGAGTCGTGTACCTGCAGGTCGTACAGCAGATACGTCCCACTTCGGAATCTCGCCAGCATACAGTAAGGCGATAACTTGTCGTAGTGCCTTAGCCCAGCCTTCTTTGGAGTCCTTAACATTAATGACAGTGCCACTATTGTACAACTCAGTTGGAATCTCAGGTAACTTAGATACATACTTTTGCTCCACACTAAAGCCTACACCTGTTCCGCACAACAGAATGTACATAGCCTCATCAAATGCCTTAGGATCATCAATGGGCAAGTATGAACAGTTATAACCTGCAATGTTCTGACGCTCCAAAGCATCACCAGCTGTCATGATGCTACGCATTGAAGGCATCACTTCCAAGTTAGTCAC